TTAGGATGCCATTCTGTGCTTTTCTATCCAACAGTCTATATCAGATTCAAGCCATCTCGCAATTTTTCTTTTGCCCTCTCCAAATAACATAGAAGGAGGGAAGTAGCCTGTTTTCATCCAGTCATAAATAGTTGACTTTGGAAGGCTGGTTTTTAATTCAACCGCCTTCAAGTCAAGCAAACGACTTTGCTTTTCTGACATCACCCCTCCTTACTTTCCGCTTTAACAAAATCTGTACCTTCTGGATCTACTCCAAGATCAACACAAAGCTGATATCCATGTGAGGCACCTGTACAAGCCATATACATGACATGGTGCCAATTGAGTTGTTTTTTCTTTGTCTTGCTCGAACGCAAAGCCCAGTAAAGTCTCTCTTTTAGGTATTCTTCACTCATCCCTCAGCTCCCTCTACTTGTTTCTCTTTTGCAAACAGAGCTTCTGCACCATCTTCAGTAAAGCCGATATCTATTAAGAAAAACCCGTGTGGCGCAATCGGATCCCACTTCGACAAATCCGCAGAATCCATAATTTCTTCAAATAGATCTTCTGAAACACTTCCTTCTAAATAAAGTCTAGTGGTCACAATATTGAAGTGCTTTTTCAGTTGATTCCAATCTTCTTGACTAAACCATTCTTGGTCAGCGTGGTTATCATTTATATATTTGAGATAATCGGGATGTGCCCAACAACCCATTTCATCCCGGATGATCTCAGTTGGTTTTAATTGATTAATCATCTTTTAGCTCCCGATTCGCTTTTAACCAGGTTCTCAATGAATTCTGCTAATTCATTTGCACCTACAACAAATTCCTCTCCATCTAATTCCATCGCTTGTGTAGATTGAACTGCAATCCAAGATTGAATTTCATTGATGATTTCATTTGGCACCGCCTGAGCTTTGGCTTTTTCTAGCTCTGCTCTAAGTCTGTCAATTTCACATGCTGCATGGTTACAAATAACACGTAATTCATCTTCGTTATATTCATCGCTATGCATCATCATTAAATGACTGATTTCAGTTCCTTGGTGGCTATCTCCATCAAAGACCCAAACAGCACCATCATCTTGCTCAAAGCGTAGATTAACTTCACTTCCCTTATTCAAATCTGTCATGTCATCACCCAATTACTGTAAATTTTAAATTCTTTAAGTTAATAGCAGTCATCTTGTTGCAGTGCTGACACTTGGTTCGGGCTCTTTTCTTTAGCTCCTCAAGGTCTTCACTAATCTGCTTTTTCTGCTCTGTAATCTTTGTTTGTTGTCGGGACCAATATTTCATAGTGTCTTTGATCCACATCACAGGATTTACTTTTGCTCCGCACTTCATGCATGTAAGTTCTAAAGCTTTAGTGTCAATCTCTACTTGTGCATGCTGACACTTACGCAGATTTGTTCTTGGAAAAGGAACAACATTTTCTTCGACATTCAAAACGATATGATCTTGAAAAGGGTAGTTCATATTCCCTCTGTATTCTTGATCTGTCATGCTGCCACCTTCGCTTTAATTCGCTCTTGATATAATTTTGCGTAGTACTCTTGAGCATGTGGAATTTTGTCTTTGATCTTTTGAATCATTGCTTCGTCACGTTTGTAGGTGACAGTTGTTAAACGTTCTCTTAAGTCGATACGCTCAACTAAATCAATAAGCTGTTCTCGATCATCCCAATCATTTGTAAGCTCGATAGGGCAAGGTAGTAGCCAGAAATCGACCATTGCTTGCTCACAGTCGTAAAGCCACATGTAGCCCTGCATCTGCCAGTCATAACCAGATTTCTTTGCCTTTTCTTCTGCCTCATCTTTAAAGAAAGGGTGAGTGCCAATATCCCATGTACACTTCACATCAAGAATCAGCTTACTATTCAAATCAAGAACATCACACTCACCAGTGATTAAGTCATTGCTAACTCGACCACTGTGTTTTTGAAGTTGACGAAAACGAACCTTGCCAGACAGGCTAATTGCGATTTCTTCAAGCGCATTACCTTTAGCCGTGTACTGGTTGCCTTTGAAAGACTTGAACGTGGTCAAGTCCTCCTTAACGATTGTTCTAATCTCAGTCTTAGCTGTATCGCTAAGAACTGAGCCTTTAGTTTTAGGGTCGCCTACAAGCTTATGAAGGCTTGAGCATCTGAATAGCTTCATAGTGCATTTACCTCAGCTATCTGTGCATTAGTAAGTGCATAGCCTTCTAATACATACTCTTTAGTAACTGCATCGGCTTTGATCTGCTCTAAGAGAACCGGGAACTCATTGTCTGGTACAGTTGGTTTAACTTCCTGGACTTCTCCAACTTCCTTCACAGTGACATTCTTAAACCAGTCTTTAGGTGAGCTCATGCCATCTCGTAAGCTAGTGAAAATCTTGCGAAGCGCAACGATATTGGCTGCTGTAATAGCATCAAGACGACGTTGAATGTGGTCTTCAATGTCTTTCTTGGTGACATTAAATTGCTCAAAGGCTACAACTAGTTTTTGTACAGCTTCCGGTGAAGTGTCGGCACTTGCATGAATTGTTTTTTCACACTGATTAACTGCATCATCAATTACATCACCGGGTATTACACCTAAGATGCATGCACGTAGACGACGCGCACCATTGTTTGCAACCAATTCATAAATATCGCGTGGATCTGTTAATTTTTTAGATCCATTGCGTGTATAGCGAATATGTGGGACCTGAAATACCTTTGTTTGACGAGTATTTGTCTCAACATCCCAAGCAAATGCTTCAACCGTAGATTCGCCATTTTCAGAAGACAATTCACGGATACCGTACTGAATATTCCCCCAATTCTGAGCAAGCATTTCTGCAAGCCGAATTGATGGGCCAGTTACCGAACTACCACCACGAGCATAAGAATAAACAGCCGATTGAGCTAAACCGGGACGCTGGCAAGCGTTCATAATCCGGTCATAAGCTTCAATTGGGTTACGTGGGAACTGTTTAGCAATAACTAAAGCAGCTTGAACCTCTGCAATTGCACGTTGACTATCAGATTGAACTGTAGACATTGCTTGAGTAGTAGGAGCAGCTACTGCAAAAGGGTTTTGTCCTGAGTGTTGTACTGGCGCATTCATAATCTTCTCCTAATTCTGTGGTGGTTCTGGTAGTGGCATCCAGTGGGTTATTGGTAGTTCATATTCGCTGTCATAAAATTTCTTGTTATGGCAATAAACAATTTCGTGACCTGTAGTGCCTTGACCATCATTTATATAACCAAGAACCCACTCATCTGGACTTGGGTAACACTCTTCACAACTAATCCACTCCATCACACCACTCCCGCTTCTTCATCTGCCAATTCTTCATCTGCCAATTCTTCGGCGTAGTATTTAAGCTGCTCGTTTAAGCTGTTTACTTGTGAGTCTGTAAGCTTGAAACGTAAGCCAATTGGTGACTCAATGCCGTCTTTGTCAGTCACAACAGCATGAGTTCTTGTGTCCACCACAAGCACTTCATACTCTTGGTCACGGGCACACCCACTAAACTGATCAGTTACTTCACGAGTCTCGTAAGTTGTTTCAGCTTTGATCTGGCAGTTAAGAACATTGCAGCCGTAGGTTAGGTCGAAATAAACCGTTTCACCTTCAACCTGAATGTCTGTAGACATATCCAAGTAAGGGAAAGAAGGGCACAGCAACTCTGGCTTGTTAACTAACATATTCATTAGTTAGCTCCTTCCACTTGCACACGCACATACATGTTCTGTTTTGCTTTGAGTTCATTGGCGTATTGCTCGTCGGCACAGCCTCGTAAGAATGCAAATACAATGAAGGTGATAACCCAGAAAGCTGCGAAAGCTTTCGAGCCATCACGGAAGGCTTGGCTAAGCTTGTACTTTTCAATTCTTTGATTCATACTTATCTCACTCGTTGAGTAAAAGTCCCGTCGGTCAGATGTCTGGGACTTTTTTGTTATCTGGTGAGATAAATATCGCATTAACGATAATTTGTGTCAATAGCAATGGCGATAAAATATCGCAAAAATGATAATTTTGTTTAAAAAAAACCACCTTATTGGTGGCTTTTTACTTGAAATGGTGTTTGATATTGGCTTTCACCATATTCAATTCTAAAAAGTGCATCTTCTATATTTAGAAAATCATATACCAGATTCAAGTCATGCGACTTTTTCCTTCGATAAATAAAAAAAAGAGCAACGATAACTGCCAATGATAAAAGAAATAATTGGACAGTTTCTTTAGTTGGATAATTCCATATTGTTGATAGCAAATTAATTGCAAAAACAGTTAAGAATAATCCGCCTATACAACAAATAACTTCAATATAATTATTTAAGCTAGATTCAATTTCGTAGAGTCTTTTTTTCGCTAAAATTCTAAGAGTTTTATAATCAGAATTTTGGTGAAAATTGGTTTTTATTGGAACATGCTTTTTAAAGCTTTCACGCTGCTTTTCTATAAAATTCAAAGCAGACTTTACATCATATTCCACCTGAAAACCTTTCTTATGTTCCCAAGGCTCTTTTAATTTCTTGGGTTTAAAGATAAGTGCATGCGAGAGTAAATTGTCTATCATTATTTTTTTACCAGCTTTCAGTTCTTTGCCACGACCAAGCCCAGCCAATAATCTCAAATTCTTGCTCTTTGATTTGCTCGGCTGTTAAGTGCTCTTCATCATATTCTTCGTGGTTATCACTAACAATACGAATCCCACCAAACGGCAAGTTATACAAGCGCTTGAACTTAAATAAACCTCCATGACATATGGCAAATATTTTTTCGTCCTTAACAGTTTTACGACCTAGATCAACATAAACAGTGTCGCCATCGTTAATGGTCGGTTTCATAGAGCCGCCTTCAGCAGTCATTGCAACACAATTATCTTTGCTAATCCCCAAATTTCTCAAAGTAGATTTCGGCACGCGCAATCTACGCCACTCACTTTTCAAAGCTTCTCCAATTGTTCCAGAACCACATGCAACTTTAAAATCTTTAAAAAACTTAATTTCCACTTCATCATCTTCAAGTGGAGTTTTTGAATCCCAAGCCTCCACACTTCCATATTGCGATTTTGAATTGCCATTTATTAAATAGCTTGTTGTTGTTCCTAAAGCCTCGGCAATTGATTCCATATTTTCTGCAGAAGTGCTTTTTTTATTATTTTCTAAATCAGAAATAGTAGATTGCGTAACACCAGCTTGCTTAGCAAGGACTGGTTGAGACCAATTTTTCTCTCTTCGTAAAGAACGAATACGATCACCTACAGACATTTTAATATTCCTATTTGTATATATCGCTATTGTGATACAAAAAACTATCGCAATGGCGGTTGATTAAATATCGCAATCACGATAAATTATCTATAAAGCAATTTATCGGAGCCAACTATGACTACCTGGAGTCAAATAATTAGTGATTTACAGGACAAGGAAAAAGGGAATATGACCCAGCAAGAAATTGCTGAAAGTGTTCACTGTTCCCAAAACTATATAAGCGACTTAAAGAAGGGGAAAAAAGGAAAACGCATTTCCCATGAAATTGCACAAGGACTAATAAACCTTCATCAGCAAAAAATTGTTGCAGAAGCTTAGGTGGTGACATGGCTGAGAAATTAACCGCAAGTGTCACCTTTAAGTGCACGGAAGAAATGAAAATCAAATTAGAGCGTATTGCTCGTTCTAGAAAGTTAAACGGCTCATCTGAGCTAATGCGTATAGCTGCCATGGACATAATCTTCGAGGTTGAGGAGATGCTTAATTGTCTACAAATGCCTATCGATCTGACCACAGTTACCGAAGATACAAGGAATACTGGTGACTTTGAATTGATGCCATCTCCACCTTTAAGAGATGTAACACCAAAACACACAGGCACAAAAAAGGCCCAACTGCGGGAACAGTTGAACCTAATTTGCCATTCCACTGCAAAACAATGAAATGAGAACTGAAATATGAATTTAGCACATAAGCATGAAATTAGGAAGCATCCTTCTTTATCGAGAGATAACTCAATTTTAGAGAAATTATCTTTAAAGGAAGTAGTGAAAATTAATAGCCAAGGCCATGTATTTTCACAGGCATTTAGAAAACTACTTTGGTTATCAAGTGATAAAGCTTGTGCCTATTGTGGCGACCAAATAGGTACATATGAAGAAATGCGAGTGGATCATTTCCTACCAAAAAATACGCAAAATTGTGAAGACATTAATAACTATGTGAGTTGCTGTAAAACCTGCAACTCAATCAAAGGGAATAAATCAGTTGAGGAATTTAGATTTAGGTTAGCTGTTTATAAGTCAGAACTAAGAGGGGTTGTATCACCTGGTCAAGCTAAACAATTAGCTGATTTAGGTGTGAGCCTTCCTATTTCCTTACCTGAATTTTACTTCGAAAAAATAGCTGAGAGGGAATGCTTATGAGCGCATTAATAAAGTTCCCTCGGCAGCATCAAGTCGAGAAAGAAAAACCTATGTTCAGCGATAAATTTGACAATGGCTATATCATGTCAAGTCGCTTGTATCGCAAAGAGGTTATGCCTTTTTTAAGTGATGCAGCGCGAAACGTGTATGCAGAACTTGAAAATAGAATTAATGGTTTTCAAAAGGAAACTGATTTTGTCAGTTACAGCCAATTACAAGGCGATAAAAGCCTAGAAGGTTCACGCCAATTAGGCCGAGCAACAGTATCAAGCGGGTTAAAAGAACTATTAGATTTAGGTGTTATTTCAGTTATTGAAACTGGAAAACAGGGTACAAAATCGTACCGTTTAAATGAGATTTCTTTGGTAGATCGGTTCAAAAACAAAACTAGTTCAAAGAAAAGACCAGTTCAGTTAGTGAACCAGTCTAGTTCAGTTAGTGAACCGAAACCAGTTCAGTTAGTGAACCGAAACCAGTTCAGTAACGAAACTGACAATAGATATATAGAGAAAAATAAAAATATTAAGAATACATGTAGCGAAAATCCAGTCGATACAGTGCTCAAACTTTGGACTCCAAATTTGGATTCGTTGAATGCTTGGTTACAAAGATCAGGTATCGCAAAAATGACTCAAGCCGAGGTTGATGGTTGGTTACTTGAGATCAACGGGTACTACTCAACAAAACTTGAAGCGGGTTTGCTTACAGATACCCAAATGTACACAAACTTTGTGAAGTGGATTAAACGCAATTTCTCAAGTCGTAAGCCTGCACAGCCTCAAACATCACGCAACGTTAACGATGCTTGGGCTAACAACCCAGCTCAATACACCAAGACGCTTGAAGAAGCTGAAATACCGGAGGACTGGGTATGAACGCAATGCTTAATCCAGAAGTTATGCAAGGTTCAGGTTTCTGCACTAAGCACAACGTGAAAGAAATCATCATGGGAGGCTTCCAAGGCTGTCCACAATGTGCAATCGAGTATGTGAATGCAGCAAACAAGCAACATGATTTTGAAGTTCAGAAGTCTGTACGTGAAAAACACTTTGCAGGCGCAATGATTCCAGATCGCTACAAGGAAGCAGGATTTAAAAACTATCGTCGTGATCATGATGGGCAGATTGAGGCTTACAACCTAACCACAGCGTATGCACGTGAAATTTTAAAGGGCGAAGTAAAAAATCTGGTCATGGTCGGAAGCACTGGAACAGGTAAAACACATTTGGCATGTGCAACTGCAAGAACGCTTTTAGCGAAAGGCAACTATGCACGTTACATCACAAGCGAAGAATTGGCTCAACGCATCATGAAAGCGTGGGACAAAGACACTAAAGATCAATCAGAGCAATCAGTAATTCATGAGTTCACTACCTACGATTTGCTCATTCTTGACGAGTACGGACTGCATGACCGCGATAAGCGCTTAGAGTTAGTGCACAAAGTTCTCTACTCACGCTATGACGCATGCAAAGCGACGATGCTCATTTCAAACATGACACTTGAACAACTCAAAAATGATTTGGGTGATCGCCTTTGGTCACGTTTCCAACATGGCGGACTCACAACCATTGAGTGCAACTGGAAAGATTCGAGGGCGGCATGACACTAACAGAAATTAAATTCCGATTAATCACAATCGCGGAAAAAAGAAAGCGTCCTTACTTCGACATGATTGTAGTTAGAGAAGTGTATGAGGCATTCAAAAACAACACCTACCACGAATTAAAAAATTACGTGCTTGCTGAAATGGAAGTTTCTGTTTTGAACATGGTGGAGTTAGGCAGATGAACTACAAGGAAATGATGGCATTGCGTTGTGCTTACAACCATGGATTAAAGACTGCTGAAACAAGAGCAGCTGCATGTTTGTACGTAAAACTTAGAAGAGCTGGCCTGTTAGAGCAATTCAAGACCCAACAGGAAGGGGCTAAATCATGAGAATGACAGAAGAACAGCTAGAAGCAATTCAAAACAAGCGAAATATCGCGCAAAAAGGCACATTACAGCGCGATAAAAGCAAAAGTGATGCAAGGGTATCGGAACAATTAAATGAGGCTAATACAAGCGAAATTAGAGCGTTTTACGAAGATGGTTTAAAAGTCATTTTAGATTGTGAAATTAAAACTGCACCACCGTCAGTAAATCACTACTGGGTAGCTTCTGGAAAAAGAAGATTTTTAAGCAATAAAGCACGTGATTTTCATGCGTTGGTTCGCCAAGTTGTACCGGCTCATAAATCAACTGCACGACTCAAATTAGAAGTGACTTTTCATTTCCCTACACGTCAATGCCGGGACATCGATAACTACCTAAAAGCGACTATCGATAGCTTAGTGAAATGCGGTCTGTGTGTGGACGATGAACAGTTCGATGAGCTTCTAGTAAAGCGTGGAAATGTCATTAAAGGCGGGCTTATTAAGCTCAAGGTTAGCGAGGTCTAGGAGATGAATATGCGTGTTGATAGTACAGCTTTTACAGACAACCCTCGCGCACGCGCGCGTTTTCTCGAAACTAAGAAAAAAGCCAAAGAATTCTTGCGCCAACGCCGAGGCTATAAACGCCCAGATTTCAACCGCATGATTCTAGATTTACGCAACCTTGGATGGTCACACGAAAAGATTGCATACGTCCTTGATGTGTCGGGTGGCAGCACTGTTTCGTCTTGGTCTACTGGATCCATTCCAGAGTACATACACGGTGAGCAATTCATCATGTTGTGGCAAGAACAAACAGGCTTACAGCGCGTACCGCGTGAAGGCGAATGGCAAACATATAAATACGATATTGGGCAGCTTGATCTACTTGAAACACTAGATGTATTCGCTGCTCAGTTAGATGAGGAATTACAACAATGAAACCAGAACAGTTTATTCGTGAGTACGGTGTTGAGAAGGCGAGAGAGGTTGTTGAGGGGGCGCCTAGCAATGCTGAGAGCTTCCAAGATGGCTACTACTTCAGAACAAAACCACAATTTGAATTTCACAATGGCATTCATGAGGCTTGGAACTTAACCGATAACGATGGTGAGTACTTCAAGAAGCGTGGCTTTGAACCAGTAAAAACCAATGACCTGAAAATGATGTTGGAAAGCCTCCGCATTGTGGATCAGTTCGGTGGAATAGAAAAAGCAAAGCTAGTTGCGAAAACCAAAGACGGGATGGGTTATTTGAAGGGATGCATCAAAGACCACGAATCAATATACGGAGGTGGTGAAAATGCATAAGTACGATTGGTTTTTAATTGGGTACACCTTCAAAACCACTGTTAGTCATGGAACTGGCACACTGATTAAAGGCTTCACTCTGAAAGGTGAAGATAAAAACATTACTAATGAAAACCTTGCAGAACTTACAGAAATGGCTAAGGAAAGCTGCTCTGTTAAAGGAACATTTATTGATTTCTATGTGATGTCAATTTCGTACTTAGGACATATGACACAAGAAGAGTTTTATGCAAAAGGAGCCAGCCATGAGTGAGTTTAAAGTCGGTCAAGAAATCAAAGGTAAGTTCAAGAACTTCTTTGGTGAGGAAGTAGTTGTGGATGGTCGTATTCGTGAAATTAAGCACGGTGTCCTTTGCTGCAATGAGATTTCAAGTGGTCGTCCTTTCTTTGTTCATCCAAAAGAAGTTGAAGATCAATCAGAAAACCTCGGCGACGACTTCCCCATAGAAAACCACATCAGCCCGCTGTGTAAATCAAAGGATGTTTGAGATGGATAGACATACATTTTTGTCCATTGGTATTGGTGGGATTGTTGGCACAGCACTCTATTGGACGGTCTACAACTGGAAATATTTAGCTTTGATGGCTTGTTGTGTTTTTGCATTACGTTGGCTCTTTGGTAAGTGGTGAGGCGAAGAATGGATAAACCAATGACATTTAACGAATGGATGGGCAAGCAAGGGAATTTAGCTTTGGTTCATGCCAATTGTTGCCGTATTGCCTTTGAAGGTGGTCAGCAGTCAATGCAAGCGAAAGTGGAGGAGCTTAAAGCATCTCATCACGGTGAAGTGATTGGTCATGAAGTTCACTTTAAAAAGATCAAGCAAGAGCGTGACGAACTGCAAACCCTATACGCCCAACAAGGCATAAACATGTTGAAGCTGCAAAAGAGGGTGGATGCAGCACTGAAAAAATTAGACAAAAGACGTGATGAATTGTGGTCAAAGTGGAAAGAGCAAGCAGATATGCAGGATCAGGGAGCGGCTAATGCTTTTGAAGAAGCATATTGGATTTTAGAGCAAGCGCTCAAGGGGGAAGGATGAAGAATTTTCTAATTGGCACAGGAATGGCGGCTATCACAGTTATCCTAATCCAAGTTCTTCTTATCTGGCTGTTTGGAGCGTAACCAATGACCACATTCCAAGTTGGTAATAAAAACTACAGTTTGTTTGATATTAAATATCATCAGAATGATCGTATTTATGTAAATGTAACTAGAAATGGGAAAAAGCTTTTAGGGTTTTCCTTTGGTCTATTGATTAATGAGAAGGATGATTGGAAAAGTGCAAAAGTAATTGAATCAAGTTCAATGTATGTTCGTGCTGTTTTGGAAGATGGTTCAATAGTAGAAGTCCCAAAAAGTGCGGCCAAACCTGTAATAAAAAAACATGGCCTTTTAATCTTAGAGGAACGTATTTATGAAAAAGAAAAGTCACACCTTCTATGGCTTTACCCGTTAATCATAGCATTGCTTAGTGCCGTACTTATTTTAAATTACTTTGCAGCATAATCACCCAACAAACCCCAACTTAATAAACACAACACTAGCCCTATTCACAACGAATGGGGCTTTTTCATGGCTGCTAAACGAGAAATTAAAACACCGGGTGTGACTGCTGAGCCGAATCAAGAACAACAAGCACAAACACCAGATACAAACCAAGACGCATCTACAAAAGATCAGGCTGAGGCGGCTTTGTCTGAAATCTTATCTGCTCCTCAAGATTCCGAAGCTCAAACGCCACCAGATATTCCTGAGTGGGCAACTGCAATTGTAGAGAACCAAGCGCGTATTGAACAAAAGCTAGATGCAATCTTGTCTCAATCACCAAATGCACCTGCTACGCCTAAAGCAAAAGGCCGATTCAAGCTTGTTGAAGGCAAGGGCCACGTTTGGGTGGAGGGCTAAGCATGTGCGGAAGTCCTAAAGTCGTTCAAAGCGATCCAGAAGCAGAAGCGCAATTAGCTGCTGAAAAAGCTACGCAAGAGACCAACAAAAAGAAGGCTCAGCGTAACTTGGCTAAGCAAGACAGCGTCTTGGCAAGCTCAATGAACTCAACTGTTCCAAATAATAAAACTACATTAGGCGGTGGTTGATGGATATTCAGGCTAAGCAGTTATGCGCTCGGTTTGGGCAAATGAAGCTCAGCCGATCTATTCATGAGGCGCACTGGGGTGAATGCTATAAGTATGGAGCACCAGAGCGTCAACAATCATTCATTGGCGATAATCCAAAATCACAGCGTGAAAAAGAGCGTGCAGATCTAGTTGATTCAACCGCGGCAGAAGCAATTCAGCTACTTGTGTCAATGATCATGTCAGGTGTGACGCCTGCTAACTCTATTTGGTTTCAAGCTGCACCAGATGGTGTGGATGATGTTTCTAAGCTTACGGATGGCGAGCGATGGCTTGAAGAAGTTTGCCAATTTATGTGGCGCAATATTCATGCTGCAAACTTTGACAGTGAAGCTTTTGAAACTATTACAGATGTAACTGTTGCAGGCTGGGGCGTTCTCTATACTGACATCGACCACAAAGAAGGCGGTGGCTATGTATTTGAGTCATGGCCTATTGGTTCATGTTGGATTGGTTCAAGCCGTCCTAATGGTGTTGTAGACATCATTTACCGTGAACATGAGATGACTGCAGAAGCGATGATCAATGCTTATGGTGAAGACAAGTGTGCAAGTGATGTTGTTAATGCAGCACGTACAGAGCCAGAGCGCAGATTCAAGCTATTACACGTCATTCAGCCACGTAAAACTAAAGGTGCAGGACAGCTAAACACTGATATGGCTTTCGCTTCATATCATGTGGATCTGAACCATCAAATCATCTTAAAAGAGTCAGGATATCAAGAGTTTCCATGCTCAATCCCACGCTTAAGACGCTTGCCAAATTCAGTTTATGGCAACGGTCAAATGTCAGTGGCATTACCGGATGCTAAGACCTGTAATGAGCTTGTGCGCCAAACATTGCGCGCAGCAGATATGCAGATTTGCGGTATGTGGATTGCCGAAGATGATGGCACCTTAAACCCTCATACACTCAAGGTTGGTCCACGTAAAGTTATTGTAGCCAATAGTGTTGATTCAATGAAGCGCCTAGATGATGGCGTGAATTTCCAAATCGCTGAGTATCTGCTTAATAGCCTTCAAAACGGCATCCGTAAGAAGCTAATGGCCGACCAGTTGCCACCGATTGGTACACAGCAAATGACTGCTACAGAGATTAATACTCGTGTAGAAATCATTCGCCAGCAACTAGGTCCGTTATATGGCCGTCTTCAATCTGAATTCTTAATGCCTTTGCTTGATCGTTGCTTTGGTCTCGCTCTGCGCTCTGGTGTGCTTCCTCCGCCTCCACGCGAGTTATGGGGAGCAAACCTTTCATTCAAGTTTATTTCACCTTTAGCGCGCGCTCAGCGTCTAGATGAAGTCATTGCAACTGAACAATTCGTTGTAGCGCTTACTCAATTTGCGGCTGTGGATAAATCAGTTCTTGATGTTGTCGATTTAGACGCAGCAGCAAACGTGGTGGCTCGTGGTCGTGGTGTTCCGCAATCAATTTTACGTACTGATGAAGAAGTCGACCAGCTACGTACAGCACGTCAAAAAGCCATGGAAGAAGAGAAACAAAAAGCCATGCAACAACAAATGGCTCAACAGATGGGCGGTGTAATTGCCGATGGAGCAAAAGCCGCTGTTACACAGGACCCAAGCCTAATAACAGGAATGGCTAGCGAGGTAATGCAATGATTTATTTAATTTTCATAGCTGCAATGTTCGCTTTAGTTGTGATCATTGCAATTCAACAAAATGCCCTAGAGAAAGCTAATCAAAAGCACTTGGATGAAGTCCGTGATCACGCTGAGACTAGCAAGAAATTAGAAGCACTTGAGCGGATTGAAGAAAAACAAGAAGAAGCGCCATTAGTTGCAGATAAGGCCATTCGACAACGCTATCCGCGTAAACCAACTCCAATGGATTATTACACGCTATTTGAAGCAAACCCAATTGGCCGCGACATCCTCGACGATTTGGTCAACCTGTTTGGCGGTGTGTCTTATACGCGGGGTGGTCATGACGCTGACCGTGAGACCTGCTTTAAGGCGGGTAAAAAGTTTGTAGTCGATCACATCATCATCCAAGCAAACAAAGCAACAACGAATCAACAAAATCAATCTGAGGTAACTACTGATGACAACTGAACAAGCCCAAGAAACAACGACCACTACTGAAGCCACTGAGACGACAGATACAACTTTGCTTGGTGGTCAAGAAAGCCAAGGTGGTGAAGGTCAGCAAGCAACTGAGCAAGTTACTACCCCTGCAACAGTAGCAACGCCAGACGATTACAGCGTTGAAATTGAAGGCTTTAACTTTGACGAGTTTAAGGCAATTGATGAAAACAAAGAGTTCCTGAAAGAAGCTCATGAAGCAGGTCTATCAAACGAGCAGCTTGGCTTTGTGCTGAACAAGTACAACCAGATCATTCCTGAAGTCATGGCTCAGATGTCCCAAATGCAAACTGAGACATGCAAAGAAACACTCCAAAAAGAGTGGGGTGCAGAGACTCAGGCAAATATCGGATTAGCCATGAAAGCGGCTCAAGCGGCTGGCCTTTCCGGTGAAGAAATCCAAAACCCAACAATTGGCAACAACCCGACTGTCATCAAACTACTTGCTCATTTCGGTAAGCAGCTTGGTGAAGATGTGCCGCCTCAAAACACTCAACAAAGTTCGGGGCAAAGTCGTGAAGAATTAATGGCAAGCCAAGCGTACATGGATGCAAACCACCCTGATCACAAAAAGGTGTATGCACAAGTTGAACGCTTATATCAAAAAGAGTTTCAGGGGTAAAACGATATGCCAACATTGAATCAAAACCAGATTACATCGGCTTTTATTCAACAATTCCATGATACGTTCGATCTGGCTACACAGCAGATGGAATCTCGATTGTTGAAAACAATTACTAACCGAGGTCGTATTCAAGGTGCTTCATTCACCATTAACGATTTAGGTACTGTGGAAATGGAGGATTACGCTCGTTTCTCAGACACAACGTGGCAGATTCCAACCGCTGGTGTTCGTACTGCAATTATGAGTGATAAAAAACTCTTTATTCCAATTGAACACTCAGACGTACCAAAATTAAAAGCAAGTCCTCAAGATAAGTATGCAAAACTTTGGCTCGCTGCACGTGAGCGTAAAGTAGATGATGTGATTTATAAAGCAATTCTTGGGTCAATCTCACGTAAAACTGTTGATGATGCTGGTGATGAGCAAACAAGTATTGTTTCCTTGCCTTCTTCACAAATCATACTTGCAGGTGGTGCAGGCTTTACAAAGCAGAAGTTAGTTAAAGCTAAATCAATTTTCCGAGACAACGAATGTGATGAAGAAAATGGTGAAGAAATCACTATCCTTTATAACTCAACAATGCTTGAACAGATCTTGCTTGATACAACACTAACAAGTGCAGACTTCATGGCAGTTAAGATGCTGCAAGAAGGCTCATTAAGTAAGAAATGGCTTGGTATTAATTGGGTGCCATACAACAAATTAGATAATGGTGCTGGTGGTGCAACAGAACGTCGTACTGTGATGTATACAAAAACATCTACACATTATGGCGATGCGCCAATTGCTCAATTCAAAATCAATGAACGTCCAGATAAAAACAACATCATGCAAATGGGTGGTGTTCAGTCTATGGCGGCAGGTCGTGCTAACGAAGATAAGGTCGTTGCAATTGACTTCTTGATTTAACACTTTCACCCCACCCGTGGGCAGGCGGTGGGGTGCTTTTTATACTCAACAAATCAACTCAAAACCTCAGCCAACATAATTAAAATGGTTGAGGTTTTTCTTTATGACTACCACAAATATAAGCATCTGCAATGAGGCGCTAAACCTATGTGGCGCTAAGTCAATTCAAAGTTTTGATGAAAATACAGAGAACGCACGCCGATGTGCTGTGCTGTATGACTCTACACGTAAATCATTATTACGGATGCATCCTTGGTCATGTGCAAAAAAGCGCGTGGTTTTAGCCCCATCAACAACACATCCAACATTCGGCTATAAAAATGCATTCCCACTGCCGCGTGATTTCTTGCGTGTCTTTGATCCAAATACTCAATGCTATGAGTTTGAAAACCGCCACATCTTATCTAATCAAGATTCAATTCAATTGGTGTACATCTATGACAATGATAACGAAGAAACATGGGATTCCTTACTCGCTGAGGCTATGGCGCTATATCTATGCTCCAAAATCGCTAAGCCAATTACGGGGAGCCAAGCGGAATCAGACAGTGCATATCAAAAATTAATGAATCTGCTTAAGCAGGCTAGGGCTATTAATGGTCAGGAACGACCAGCACAAGACTTTGCAGAAGGCGAGGCAAGTTTGATTGAGGTGCGCTACCCATGAAAACTTCAATCATTAAAAACAATTTTAGCGCAGGCGAGTTGTCACCTTATCTAACTACACGCACCGATATTCAACAGTATGCCAATGGTGCTAGACAATTACGTAATGTGCTTCCATTAGTTGAGGGCGGTGTTAAATCAAGACCAGGCACATTCTTTAAAACTGTTTTTAGTGGGGCGTTGCGATTAATACCTTTTGTTGTGAACTCAGATAAGACTTATTTATTAATCTTTAAAAACAATGAACTTGTGGTCTATGACCCACGAACATATGCAATTGTTACTACACTTAGCTCGCCTTACACAGCAGCACAAGTAAGTGAAGTGCAATTTGTACAGTACCGTTACAGCATGTTTATGACTCACAACCAAGTGCCTGTTTATCGGTTTAGATGTTCTGAGGACTATACAAATTGGGAAATGGCTTTATTCAACTTTGTGCACCCCCCACTTGACGATGAGAGTGCTAGAAGCCCATTCCGTAAAGGAACACCTAGTGGTAAGGAACTAGGATCATCAATCACCTTTGCTTTAACACCTGTTCCAGACTGGTTGGAAACAGTTGACTACGTTAAAGGCGATGTTGTTTGGTATGGTGGAAAATATTATCAGGCCTTAGCTGCAAGCACTAATAAGCCGCCAGCTACAAACCCAACATACTGGTTGGAAGTTGATTCAGCAGCAGCTACAGCAGTTTTCACAAGTGCTGATATTGGAAGCTATATTGATGTGAACGGTGGGATCATCAAAATCACTAAACTTAACAGTCCTGAGGAGGTTGTGGCAGAAGTTGTAAAAGAGCTTGAATCTGACACAGTGGCTATTGAGCGATCTTGGACCATTACGCCACCTGCTTTTAATGCAACAAATGGTTATCCAAGATGTGTGACTTTCTTTAAGCAGCGCCTTGTTTTAGCTAACACCAAAGTTTCACCTAATAAGATCTGGTTTAGTGCTGTAGCTGGGAATGCCAACTTCTTAGAGACAACAGAAGACGCAGACGCTTTTAGTGTGGTTTCCGCTTCTGGACTATCCAACTCAATCTTATTTCTTGAAGCGACACGTGGCGTTGTTTGTTTGACCTCGGGTGGTGAATACATGATTAGTGCTGATGGGGCGCTTACGCCGACATCAGTTGAGATCAATGAACATACTTCATATGGAGCATATCCGCTTACTCGCCCTTGCCGTGTAGGTAATGAATTATTGTTCGTACAACGTGGTGGCGAGCGCTTAAGAGCTTTGTCATACCGTTATGAAGTTGACGGCCTTGTATCACCTGAGATTAGTGTTTTAGCTTCACATATTGGTGAAGAACACGGTGGAATTGACGAGATTACATACCAGCAAGAACCACAATCATTAGTCTGGTGCAAACTTGGAGATGGAAAGCTCGCATCAATTACCTTTAATCGTGATCAAGAAGTGCTAGCGTGGGCACAACATGATTTTGGCGGGACGGCAATTTCACTTTGTTCTCTTCCTACAAAATTGGGTAGCGATCAATGTTTCTTATTAATCAACCGAAATGGCACAACATGTCTAGAAGAAATCCATGAATCAGCAAATATGGATTCACAACGTTCCGTACCTATTACCAGCAATACAGTAAGCGTTGCTAATGCCCTTTATTTAAATAAGTTTGACTTGCTTAAAACAACAAGTGGTTATTACTACACGGTGCCTTATGAGCGGGAAGGCAATAATTTAAAAATCCTCAATGATACTGAGACAGGACAGATCCAATTAGGTATGGCATTTGATGGTTTAGTGGACCTATTCCCGCCTGAGTTGTCACAGAATCCTGCAACTACAATTCTCTCAAAAGCCAAAATTCAGCGCGTTGCATTCTTTTTCATGAAGACATTAGGGCCTTTATTTAATGGGGAAGTCTTAGAGCTATTTGACTTCAATCACACGCCTATGGATGGACAGAGCCTATTTACTGGGCGTCACATCTACGAAGGTGGTGACTTTGGTGATCTGTACGAAACAGAGATCAAAATATCACTTAACAAACCCCTTCCTTTCCACATGCAAGCTTTAGCTATAGAGATTTCAGTTAATGAGCGATAAGCATGAAGCTTCGTGTTGCCACACTTAACGATATTCCGACACTGGTAGAGTTTGGTAAATCATTTATTGATGAGGCGCCAAACTACCAGAATCGGCATTATTGCCCAGAATCAGCAGAAAACCATTTTAAAAAGTTGCTCAAAGAGGGGGTGATTTTTGTAGTAGAGCATAACGGTTTGCTTTGCGGTGGTTTTGCAGGCGGGATTGGCAAGGATTGGTTTAACAATCAGAAAATTGCTTTTGATTATGTGATGTACGTCAAGCCAGATTTTCGAAAAACAAGGGTTGCCTACATGTTAGTAAGCGCCTTTATCAATTGGGCAAAAATTCTTAAAGCTGACCGTATCCAGTGTGGCACTACAACGGGCGTTGAATCTCTTGGGTGTATTCGTTTGTACAAGCATTTTGGCTTGCGCGAATACGGGACTGTACTTGATATGGAGTTAGCCCATGACTGAGGTTATATCGCCAGACAATAAAGAGCTTTTAACCTATGTTCTAGGAGACATACATAACAAGCTCTACATTGATGTGGTGCGAGATTTAAAACAACAAACAGAGCAAAAATTAGAATCTGGTGAACTTGAACCAGCAGATTTCCCTATTACACACCATTTTGCACCAGGTGTTTATTCACGTCAGATGGATGCAAAAGCGGGAACTTTCTGCATTAGCAAGATGCATCGCACTACTCACTTAAACTTTTTAATGAAGGGTGCTTTAACCATTATCACTGAAGAAGGTTTGCAGTACTTAGAAGCGCCACAAATTATTGTTTCTCAAGCTGGGACAATGCGAATCGGGTACTTTCATCAAGATACTACTTGGGCGACTATTCATCCAACAAATGAAACTGATTTGGAAGCCATTGAGCGTGATGTGATTGTTCCTGAACATGAAATTGAGGCTTTCCTTGCATCAATTGGTCATAAACCTAAGGAGATTGCATTATGTCTTGGGTAGCAGTCGGTGCCGCTGCTGCTGTAGCAAGTGCAGCTTTGGCGGGATATTCAGCTTATTCACAATCTAAAACAGCAGAGAAGCAAGCAGAAGCAGACGCATCGGCGCAAGCTTCAAGAGGTCGTTTAGAAGCTGAACGCATCCTTAAGCAGAAAACCAAACAACAGTCTATGGCACGTGCAGCAGCAGCAGCCAACGGTTTAGATGTGAATGAAGGTACAGCGCTTAAGATTAATGATGAGATTGAGAAGGCTGGGCAATATGACGCAGAGATTGCGCGGCAAACTGGTTATAACGCATCACAGCGTTTAATGGCTCAGGCAGATCAGTACGGTAAAAATGCTAATACTGCTTTGGCTTCTGGTGCATTAAACATGGTGTCGGCGGGCGTTTCAGCTAAGAAGGGGTGGAAATAATGGCTAAAATCCCTATGGGCAACTTTGGCAACGCACTTCCCGAAGTTCAGGAAACACGCTTGCCCCAAAGTAACTTGAATATGCTTGCTGATGCTGTAAGTAATTTCGGCCAAGTTGCTACACAACAAGGCCGTATTATTGATGAGCAGCAACGACAGCAAGAAGTAACAGCCAAAAACTTAGAGCTTTATAACAACCAGCTTGAGGCAAAGGAAGGTCAATTAAAGCTAGATGAATCATTATCTACTGACTTCAATGACAAAGTGGTTGATATTAAAAACCGTCTTGGTAATGGAGCAATCAACGCTAAACAAGCAGATGAAGAACTCAATACATTTTCATCTCAAAAGTTCGCGGAATTGCAACCTAATTTACCGGGTCACGCTCAGGAAGATTTAAAAAAATACTGGGATAGCAACGTAACGCGCCAACGTACTTCGTTCTTGCCTTTACAGTTACGTGCAGATGAACAAAAAGGCGGGGTGCTAGCTGACCGTTATTTTGATGTGGCCACACGTATGACCCGTGAAGAAGGTAAGAAATACCTTTCCGATAATTTAATGGGACTTCCTCTATCTGAGGCGCAGAAAAGCGAACTCGTAATCAAGTATGAAACTGCGCGTGATGTGAATGATATTAACTCACAAATCACGGAAGCTATTGCAGGGAATAATATTGAAGCTCTAAGAGCTACAGCAGCAGGCTTGAAGGACTATAAATTTATCGATGGTTCTACAGTACAGAAATTTCAAACTGAAATACAAAGTAAAATCACTACACTTGAGCAACGTCAACAAGTTAACGAGAACAAGCGCATTAATGAGGCTGAGAAAGTTGTTAATGAATTTATCCAAAGCACTTTGACTGGTCGTCCGCTGGATCTGAAATATCAAAGTGATGTTGAGCAAGCGGTAAAAGGCACACCATCAGAAGCGGAATATCAGTTTTATAAACAACAATCTGCTGACTTTATTCGCTTTCAAGCTTTGCCTACAAACCAGCAGCTAGCCGAAATTAACAACCGTAAAGCAAAGATGAAAAATAGCTCATCGGCTGATCCAGTAGCAGAAAATAAAATTTTAGCTACCTATCAAAGCATTTATGACAATAAGCTTAAAACAGCTAAGGAAAACCCGACTCAAGCTTTGCGTGAAAAAGGTGTGCTTTTACCTGAATTAAATCCGCAAATGCTTAAAGTAAATCCTAATGACTTTGCTAAAAACATAGTAACCATTGGCTCATACCAAGTTGCACAACGCGACAAAGATCCAAACGCAACAATCAAACCTATTCCTAATGAAGCGCTTCCAGCTGCAAAGCAAGCATGGGAAGAAGCAACCGTAGATCAAAAGTTAAATTTGATTAGTTCTATGATTGCCCAAACCAAAGGCGTGAAGGATGGGGTGAAAATTTGGGGTGCTGCATTGGGACAGCTAGGCGGAGGTAACTCAAACTATGTTATGGCAGGCGTAGCCAAAGCTAATGGCTATAGATCAACGGAAGGTCGAGAGCTAGCAAACTCTATTGTTATTGGTACTCAACTTTTAAAAAATAAACAGTTAATCATGCCAAAAGAAGATGACATGAGAGAGGCTTTTAACAAATATGTGGGTCAGACATTAACTGGTACTAATGCTAATAATGCTTATGAAGTGTTTAAGGCAGTATATGCAGATACCATGAACGAGCGTGGTTTTAGCCACAGCTCTAAGGATGAAAAGCCTAATGAAAAAGTCCTTGGAGTTGCACTCGACTTGGCAACTGGTGGGGTATACACACAGCCAACGTCATTCAGAAACTACAGAGGGGACAAGGTTTCAGATTGGAAAGTAACGAAACCTTATGGAATCACGGATGATGCTTTTGAAGCTCAACTAGAAAGGGGCTATCAAACGATCTCTAAGCAAACTGGAATTAGTGTCAATAATTTAAAAGAGTTCCGCTTACGCCAAGGCAAGCCATCAAGTACAGGTGCAATTCAATACGACCTGATTAACGAGCGAGGACAGCAATTGGTAGTTAAAAATGCTATCTGGAGAATCACGATGGATGGGGTGACTAAATGACTTGGTATGACACATTTGCAGATGATGAGCAGAAGTCAGTAGAAGAACTCCAAAGAAAAGGGATTACTGGCAAGCCAACTGTTCAAAAGGAAGTTGGGATTTTCGATGGCGCTATCTCTTCACCTTTTCGCGGCATGGCAATTGGTCTTAACAAAGTTGGTGATGCAATTTCGGCACCGATTGATGCTGTTGTAGACCGTGTTAGCTATAGCCTGAAAGACGTTTCTACAAATGAATTTATTGAACCGTATGAAGAGTTCAAGGCTAAGCGTGAAAAGGCGCGTGATAATCTGGTTTATGGAGCTATTGCTGACCTAGAAGATAAGGACAATACAGGCATTGTAGGTAATATCGGTGTCGGCGTTGGTGATTATCTCTGGCGTGGTGCTCTAGGCGTTGCTACAGGTGGAACCTTAGGCGCAGCCACTTTAACTGGTGGCTCTACTGGTAATTACGTCTATACCGATTTAACCCGTAAAGGCGTAGATGAAAATACCGCCTTAAAAGTAGCTGGTGTAAATGCTGTAGGCGATGCGATAGGTACTGCTTTACCTATTGGTTATGGCTTTAAAGGTTCAGGTGGTTTAGTTGCCGATGCTGCATTGTCAGTTGGTGGTGCCACTGGCTTAAACACTGGTATGCAATATGCAAGTGAGCAGCTTCTAAAATCTAATGGCTATGATAAGCAGGCTAAGCAATATGAAGTTACAGGCGAATCTGTGGCTACTGACTTACTTATTAACTCATTAATGTTTGGTGGTGCACGTTACTTAGGTTCCCGTCAAAATAAACTAGACCAAGACGTTGACGCTGAAATTAACCAGCTTAATTCAGATGATTTTGAAACTCGTAATGATGTGTTAAATGATGCTCTGGTTAAAAATAGCTTTGAGTTTGAAGAAACAACTTTACCAGTTCGAACTGCAGATCCAGTTCAGCAAAACAAGCACTATCAAAACCTAGATGCTGCTACGGAACAAATCTTAAAAGGCCAGCCAGTTAGTGTGCCTAACACAGTGCAAGGAGAGCCGCGTAGAAACACGATTGATTATGCAACTAGCTCACTACCTACCAACGCCAAACAAATCGCACTACGCGCAAAACAAGACGGTATAGACCCTAGTGTTGCTTTGACGATTAGCCATATCGAAACAGGCGGCAAATTTAATCATACAGCGCAAAATCCAACATCAAGCGCTTATGGTCTTTTCCAAGTCTTAGATGACTCTTGGAAAAACTTAGGCGGTAAAGACCGCAACAATGTTGATGAGCAAATTCGAATCGGCTTAAAGCACATTAAGCAGGCCAATAATTACATACGTAAAAACTTAGGTCGTGATCCGGTTGCACATGAGCAATATCTAGGTCACTTACTTGGACCAGGGGGAGCTGTCAAAGTTCTTAAAGCTGATCCGACACGTCCATTAATTGATGTAGTGCGTTCGTACGATGCTAAAAATGCCGATGCTATCGTTAAAAATAACGGTATGTCTGGCATGACAGTTGGCGAAGCTATTAACAAATGGCGAAACAAATGGAACCAGTTAAGCTCACGCTATGGCGGTGAAACAAGCACAGCTTATGGGATGGATGGTTCAAGCTATGATTTCGCTTATGAAGTAAAAGATTGGACTGATTTAGTAGCGTCTAACGACCAGTTATACGGTGTAAATCCGCTTTACCCAAGTGAACTACAGCCACGTGACCGAACCCGTGAAGCATCACGCCAGCAAATTGAACGTATGGCTGATGACTTAAAGCCTGAGTTACTTGGTGAATCCTATAAGCTATCAGACGGTGCACCAATCATTGGCCCCGACAATGTTGTCGAATCAGGTAATGGCCGTACATTGGCTATTGGTCGTGCTTATGATAATGGCCGAGCAGATGCATACCGAGAATTTGTTCAGAATTGGGCGAATAGTAGAGGAATGGATATATCAGGTTTAAATCAGCCTGTTTTAGTGCGTACACGTCTTAGTGATGTTGACCGTGTAGCTTTCTCCCGTTTAGCCAATGAAAGCGATGTGGCGCAATTCAGCGCAACTGAGCGCGCTATGAGTGATGTTGATCGTCTACCAGATTCAACACTACTAAAAATCAATAATGATGGTTCAATCAATATTGATGGCTCTATGGATTATGTTCGTAGTTTTGTAGACCAATTGCCACAATCTGAGCGCGGATCAGTTATCACAAGTGATGGCCGCTTATCCCAAGAAGGTAAACGCCGAATTGAATCGGCAATCGTACAGCGTGCCTATGGCGATTCTAACCTTGTAACTCGTCTATCTGAAAACCTAGATGATGACAGTAAAAACGTTCTAAACGCCTTACTCCGTGCGGCACCACAACTTTCACAACTTAATGATTTAGTGAAACAAGGTGGACGCTTTGAGAACACTATTTCTCAAGACTTGGCACAGGCAGCACAAAAGCTTACAGACTTAAAAGCAAATGGCTTACAGGTTCGTGACTATTTAAATCAAGGCCAACTTATTGATGATGGATTAAGTGATGGAGCAAGAAGGTTTCTTGAGGTCTTTGATAATAACCGCAAGAGCGCAAAGGCAATTAGTGAATCCATTAGCTCTGAGATTCAGGCCATTGAAAACATGGGCGACCCGCGACAAGGCTCATTGTTCGGCGAAACACCAGAGGAAAAAGCCGCGCTTGATGTGATTTTCTCAAATCCTGATCAACCAATTGCAGTAAGTCGTATTAATTCAATGGGTGAACCTGAAGAATTCACTATGACATTACGTGACTATCACGCCGAACTTGAAGCAGAAATTAAGCAATCTGAGCAAGATATTTTAGCAGCACAAACCGCCTTGAACTGTGCTTTACAATTTGGAGCAGCATAAAAAATGAAAGAACAATGCAAACAAGCGGTAGCTAAAGCACTTGGCAAGCAATCCCTTACAGCTCAAGAAGCAACGGATATTGAAGAACGTATCAATGAAACGATGCGTAAACTTGCACGCAAAGATATTAATAACTGGCGCAACCTTTCCGATGCAGAAAAATTAACTGAGGCATCAAAGCAAGTTGCTATCGATATTCAAGAACAATTGAAGCGCAAGCATAAAATTGCTGCGAATAACATTCTTACACAGTCAAAAAATTTCACTAAGCTTGATCACCCTAAGCTCTCATCAATGGAAGTAATTGATCGCATGGTTGCACGGCATGGTGACATGTCAGGCATTCAGTCAATTAGTTCTAAAGCAGATGGTATAGCATCAATCTATCGTGGTGAGTTAATTGACTTCTACACCAACATTAAAGGCGGCTTGGGAATTTTCACAGATCAAGAGTTAGTACAAAAAATTGTTCGTGAGCGCTTTGGTGAAAACACTGGTGATGCATTAGCTAAAAAGATCAGTGACAAGATGGGCGATGTTTTCGAAACTATGCGTGACCGTTTTAACCGGAACGGTGGCGATATTGGGGATCTGGGCAATAAATTTGGATTACCTCAAACACATAACCTTGAGAAAATCGTGAAAGAGGGCAAGGAGCAATGGGTCAATGACGTGCTTCCTGATCAAGATGTAAGCATGTTCGTGCATGAGGATGGCTCATATTATTCACAGCAAGAAATACGCTCATTGCTTGAATATACCTATGACACTTTATCAAGTGATGGTGCAAATAAAATTGAAGTTGGCCGACAAGCTACAGGTGGCGGCACATCCAAAGTAACTAATCGTCATGGGGAAAGTCGTGTACTGCATTTTAAGGATGCAGATGCTTGGCTGAGATACCAAAATAAATATGGTGGATTGCCATTGGTTGACTTGGTCGAAGCTCATATTAATGGCCTATCAAAAGATATTGCCATGGTTGAGAACTTAGGTAGCAATCCAAAAACAGCTTTAAAAATTTTGATGGATGCCGCAGCCAAAAAAGATTGGGAAAAGGGAATTGATGAGAATAAAACCAAAAGTAGTCGCAAGCGGATTGAAACTATGTTTGATGAGTTTAGTGGTGGTAACTCGCCACAGTCGCAAGTTCTTGCAAATTTAGGTACTTCATATCGCTCAATGAATATTTTCTCTATGCTTGGAGGAACTACCATTACTTCGATTACTGATCAGGCAACCATCGCTAAAACAGCTCATGTGCATGGTCTTTCATACCGTAAGGCATTTGGTGAGTTGCTGAGCCAACTTAACCCAGCGAATAAAGCAGATCGGGAACTAGCTCATAGTTTAGGATTAGCGACTGAGGAAATGTTGGGATCGATTGCTCGATGGTCAGATGATGGATTGACTTCCACGCATGGCATGACTGCAAAACTGGCTCGTATCTCTAGTGGGATAGCGACTCAGGTTATGCGAGCATCTTTTCTAAATGCACTTACATCGGCTTCTAAAGTTGGGTTCACTAAGTTGCTAATGGAGAAATACGGCCGCTTAAGCCGTTCTAAAGCTTGGAATGACCTAGATGTACAAGATCGTGAATTACTTTCAAATACTGGCTTAGATGAGCGAGCATGGCAAGTTTTCCAATTAGCTGAACCAGTTGTAGACCGCAAAGGCAATCAACTCATGTCAGCTCGTTCTATCTATGAAATTCCAGATGAAAAACTAACTTCATTTGGTGATCCAAAACAGGTGAAAGATCAAGTTGCCTCACAACTTCAAGCGCATTTACTTGATGAGCAGGGCATGGCCGTGATTGAGGCAGGGCTTCGTGAAAAGACCTTAATAAATGTTGGTGCTAGAGGAACGATTGCAGGTGAGATCTTTAGAGGGATTGTGCAGTTTAAATCTTTCTCTGTGGCCTTTTTAATGCGTCATGGGAGCCGCACAATGGCCCAAGAAGGCTTAAAAGGTAAGGCAGCATATGCAATCCCATTATTTGTGATGACTACATTACTTGGTGGGTTAGTAGTCCAATTAAAAGAGTTACTTAATGGCAATGATCCTCAAACCATGTGGGATAGTGACGACCCTAAAAAAGCAAGTAGTTTCTTTGTCAGGTCTGCTGTACAGGGAGGAGGACTATCATTCTTGGGCGATATTTTAGTTGCTGGGACTGATACTTCAGGACGAGATGCGCACTCATTTGTAGCTGGCCCATTAGGGAGCGATTTTGAGTCACTATTAAGCCTGACTGTTGGCAACTTAACTCAGTACAATGAAGGCAAGGACACCAATTTCGGCAACGAAGCATTCAAATTTGTGAAGGGTAAAGTTCCAGCACAAAATTTGTGGTATACAAAAGCAGCCATTAACCGTATGGTATTTGATGAAATGCAAGACACTATTGCACCTGGCTATCGCGAGAAGGCTTTGCGTAAAGCAGAACGACAACAAGACCGTGAGCGTTTCTGGGGTGATGATGTTACCGATATTCGTGCACCTGACTTTGAACGGGTAGTCCAGTAAACCGCCCAACATACCACTACATAAGCCCTTGTATATATGAACTATATGCGAGGGCTTTTTTATGCGCGATGATCAAACAAAAGAGTTAGAAGAACTCACTGAGAAAATGACTGATGACCTTATTCAAATTGCATATGCAGCAAGTGAATGTGGTTTTAAAACACCTGAGGATCGTGGCAATAAAGTATGGCTCTACAAGGGGCTGAACCAATGCGCCTCAGCTATCACAAAAGTTGAGCAAGTATTGGCATATCGTAGAGGGGCATTACCGCCAGCTAGTACAGATGAGGATACGCAAAAAAAACATGAACAAAATCTAATTAATAAAGCAGAAGCAGAAGCAGATAAGATTAGACAACGGATGAGCTGATGACTAAACCAAAAATCAGCTTTCTAGCTTTCTTTTTAATTTGGGCAGATATACAGGGTTGGAAGGTTCCAGACTTCCATGCCCTTGTTTGTATTTTCCTAGAAAACTTCTATATCAAGGGTCGTACTGCGCTGCTCATGATGCCGCGCGGGCATTCAAAATCTACAATTCTGGATGTTTTCAATGCATGGGTTATTTACTGCTGGCCCGAAACACAGATACTCCACCAAGGTACTACAGATGATGATGCCTATAAGTGTAGTAACGGGACTAAGTTAGTCTTAGAAAAGCATCCACTTTGTGTTGACAATCCAGAAGTCAAAAGAAAAAAAGGTGAAACGGAACGATGGTGGGTAGCTGGTACAGATGATGTCCGCTATGGAACCATGTTGGCGAAAGGCATTCTCTCGGGGGTAACAGGTCACCGCGCTCACTTCATCCAAAACGATGACGTTGAAACACCAAAAACAACGGGTTCACCAGAAGCCCGAGAAAAACTCACCTACAGATTATCTGAACAAACACACATTGCCTTTCCTGGTGCAAAGAAGCTTTGGATCGGTACACCACACTCACATGACTCTCTTTACGACAAGATTAAAAAGCTACGTAAAGTAGATATATTGGTGCTCAAAATGTTTGAAAATGAAAAGCGCATTGAGAATGCATTAGCGGGTGGTAAATACCTTTTGGACTTTGAGCCAATACATGCGTTTGCTGGGATTGGGCAAGGGGCGAAATACCTTAGTCAAGGCCAAGACTACACACTAAAAAAAGTAAATGACCTATATGAAGTGACCTTGGCTAATGACCATTATGTAGCAGATTTTTATTCAGAAGGAATTTGGGCAGAACGTTTTGATGCGGAAGAAATGGCATCACGCCGAGAGGAATGTAAAACCCTTAACGAGTGGGACTCGCAATATCAAATGCACGCTAAGCCTATTGGTGATGTGCGTTTAGACCCAGATAAGATCATAGCTTACAACTGTGAACCAGTTCTTAGACGAGCCAATAGAACTACCATGTTTATGATTGGTGAGCGTCAGATTGTTGGTGCAACATTCCGTTGGGACCCATCATCAGGAAAGCTTAAGTCTGATATTTCATCAACTGCATTAGTCTTTCATGATGATATAGGTAATAAATATTGGCATAGATCGATTGCACTTAAGGGCGAAGTAATTGAAACCGATGCAGATGGGCGCGTAATAGGTGGACAAGTTTGGCAGCTTTGCAACATCATAAAGGAATTCCATTTATCTAAAGTCACTATTGAAACAAATGGTATCGGCAACTTTGCACCAGCAGCGTTAAAAGCTGCTTTAAAGACTCGTGGAATACGCTGTGGTGTAACAGAACAGCACTCAACCAAATCAAAGAATAAGCGCATTTTAGATGGTATTGAAGGGCCTTTAATTTCTGGCCTGCTATGGGCACATGTATCTGTACTTGAAGATGAGAACGGAGAAGATTCAGCACAAGTAAAACAGATGCGAGAATTTAACCCAGCTATTACTGATCAACCAGATGACTATTTAGACTCATTAGCAGGTGCAATCGTAGAAGCCCCTGAGAGAGTTGGAAAATCACTCAACCAAACAGACTATGAAGAAACGCCTAATTGGAGAACAAACGGTGGCGTACATGAAGCCGCCTTAGATTTCGAAAATTAGGGGTAGGCTATGGCAGTACCAGAACAGACGCCATTTATAGAATATACAGCGAATGGAACCACTACAGTTTATCCGCTTACGTTTGACTGTGATAAATCTGAATACTTGATTGTATCTCTTGATGGAGAAGAGGCCCCAGTTGGGTCATGGAGCCTTACCGGTGGGTCAATAACTTTCAATTCTGCACCTGCTAATGGTGTGCTGATTACAATTGAAAGAAATACGCCATTCCGTAGAACAACTGAGTATCAATCTTACAACAACTCATTTCGTCCATCACCTGTAAACAAAGACTTTGATTTAATTTGGTGGAAGCTTCAAGAACTTGGGTATCGTGATCAAGTTATTTGGCTCGCTTTAGTTAAAGAGATTGCTGATCGTATTGCAGGTGATGACAATCTACAAAACCAAATAAACACGATTGACGAGTGGCTTGATAATCTACAACAAAACGTAAATGAAAATACAAGTGATATTGCTCAATTAGTTACTGATCTATCAAAAGAAATTGCAGACCGTATAGCTAATGATGAAGCTCTAAAAGAAATGTTCCTCGCAATGATGGATGAAGCCATTAACGAGGGGACAATTAATGCATTAGCAATTACTCATGTAGAATGTATTGCAGATTTAATCAATATTACTAACGTTTGGGATGGTAGAACTGTCTACGTTAAATCAGTCTTAAAGCCAACTTATGGGGTAGCTTTACCTTTCATTGCGGGAGGAAAGTTTGTTTACAAAGCATCTTCAACTATGCAAACAGATGGATTTTTAGTAGTTAATGCCCCCAACGGTCGTTGGATTAAGGCGCTTGATGAGCCTGAAATTACAGTTGATGATTATGGTGCTATAGGCGATGGAATAACAGATGATAGTAATGGATTTCAGTCTTACTGTAATAGCCCATATACAGGTATAAATGTTCGCCTTGGCAAGAGAAAAGCAGTTTACTTAATAAAAAAGCAAGTAGATTGCAAGTTAAAAGGGCTGGTTGGGAATGGGTTTAGTAAGCAAAATGAAGAAGCGTATGCAACTAGTTCGATAAGAGTTGCCTCTGGCGATTTCTCAAATATAAATCCAGATTTGGAAAACTTGGCTTTTGTCAATGTCGGGGCTGAAGTTCGGGATTTGCAATTGAAGGGCGACTCGGTTCCTACAATTCATGGTTTACATGTAAGTGGCTATAACACTACTATTAGTAATATAAATATAGCTGGGTTTGGTAATCAGGTATACGTTGTTGGTGCAACTGTTTCATTCCGAGTTTCGGACTTAATGTCCATTAGCGCAGGAAATGCAGGTTTTTACTTTAAGGACAAAACAGGTGACCAAAGTACAACAGCTTATTTTGCTCGCTGTTCGTGGCAATGGGGCAGTAAGCCTGTTGTATTTGAAAAAGAGGCTTATGGATGTTCTTTCCATAATATTGTGCTTGAATATATGGGAGGAGGACTGCAAGCTTCAATTTGGTCTAACTGTATTTTTGATAATATTTGGGCTGAATCAACAATAGATAGTCAACCATATGATTGGTTAGTCAATACAACCAGTCAGCAAAGCTTTAATAATCAATATAGTAATTTATATATTAGAACTCCATGGATAAATCGCGCCGACCCTAATGCTTTAGCAGTGTCTGATAATCTTGGTGGCATCCAGTTGGACAACTCAGCGATAGCTGTTGCATCTGCTACTGGCGGAAAAATTAGATTAGATGTGAATGGTTTAAGTACGCTATTTGCTAATTGGTATGGTGCTTCAAACAATCCCTTAAGTAGTCGCGCACTCCTACTGACAACACAAGACCGAGCATCTGAAAGCAACTTTGACACACCTATTGTTATTGCTGCTCCAAACGGTTGCTTGTGGGAAAGAAATAGGAGCGCTACAGATTATACACCAGTAACAAAGCGACGATTAATTGGAGCTAATGCGGATAATACTGCTGCATATTATGGTGTTGATTCGTATACCAAGACGGTTCGCAAATGGTCAACCTACAATCATCAAGTCTCAGCGGCAGGCCAATTTATGGCGCCAATGATGCTGACATATGATGCTACTGTATCAGATGCTCAACAACTTAATAATGCTGGCTGGAAGATTACTAAGAAGGCTGCAACAACGGGGGTATATATTCTTCAAAGAACTGATCCAGCAGTTCCACCAATGACATCACCCAACATTATTGTAGGTGGTTTTCATTTAGGCAATAGAATTGGCAATGGTAATTTTGTTACCTACAGTTTGAAAGCCATCGAAACCTACTCAGGTTCATGGACAACATATCTTGAAGGTGCTGGAGTTGAAATTTACTTTAGAGATCAAACAGGTGCTTTAATAGATTTACACCGATTTACTGTAATGTTTACTCTTGTGAGTGGATTCTAATTGAGATTGTAGCTCCTAATGTTTTTAGGGGCTTCTTTTTTGTATACTGTCAGAACCTAATCGGATTTGGTTCTGTCATGAGAGAAAGTATTTTTGTTGGATTAACAATTATCGCTATTATTGCAATTTCAGCTTTTGTGCTTATGGGGAAAACCACCTCAACCGGGAAGAGGGGCGGTTGCGATATTGTAGGTTGTATTGAAGAGAGTATAAAAAATCAAAAATAATAATTTTATTGTTGCATGGTTGCTGTGCTGTAGTTTCCGAACTGGAAGTTTATAAATTAATGAAAGTAAAATTTAACAGAGAATATATTGTTTTCTTAGTCATATCTTTGATCGCTGCAATAATTGATAGGTGCGCCAAACACAACATCAGCAACGGCTCTGCCAGCGCAACCAGTTGGGTATATTACTGTAAATATCAATCGAACTAATTACAAGATGCCTTATACAATACATAAACACCTTTTACAAAGCCCCTTACTCGGGGCTTCTTTGCTGTATAAAAGGTTGCGGTTTTTTAGTAGAATGCCTCCAATTCCAATAAACTAAATTTGTTGCCTTAATGAACAAAAAAGTTTTTCTGTACTTGGCTGTATTCTGCATATCATTAGATAGCTACTTCCGTTTGCGTGGCATAGCTGGTATTGGCTTTTTATTAATTTATCTTTTAACTATAAAGTTTGAAGCAAAATTTAATAAAACTTTACTTATCCCAACAGTAATCATGTTGGTTGGGTTCATTGTTTATACATGTTTGGCTTTTTTATTTCCAAACATATATTTACAGATCCCTGATGATAGACATACGTTCTTTTTCAAAATATTTGATCGACTCTCATTAATCGTTCTTGCACTAATGATCTTCTGGTCTTTTAATAAGATTAATTACGCATTAATACTCAGGAAAATAGCGCTATTTCATATATTTTACCTATTGATTCAGTTTGCACTTTACTACGGGTTAGGCTTTAAGTTTGACCTGTTGGGAATGTTTGGTATTGAACAACGGACATCTATGGATTATGGCGGTTCAACCGTATTCAGACCTGCTGGGCTATTTTGGGAGCCTTCAAACTTTGCGGCTTATGTTCTGGTCCTTTATCTGCCATATTTAATTAAGAACAGCAACTTTCAGAAAAAAGACTTTCTTTTGCCAGTTTCCATCATTTTGACACTATCTTCGGCAGCATTTTTAGTTGGGTCTCTAGTTTTGGCAACTATGCTGTTGAAATCTGGCTTAATTAAACGCCCAAAGGTATTAATAACAACTATCATTGTTGGACTTCCGTTATTGTATTTCGGTTATAACTATCAAAAAGATCGCTTCTCTGATGGATTGTCTGATAATGCTAATACCATTCTTCGTGCAAATTTAGTTAAATTTGCATGGGAATCGAGACTTGATAATCCAATACTTTTAATAGGTGGTACGGGGCTATATTCTTATGATTTAGATATTTACAAAGAAGAACAGTACGCTTTTGGCCGCACCATTGCATCTATTCAAGATGCCTCATTCTTTGTATTCACATACCTTTTAACAGGAGTGATTGGGCTGTTTTTATTAGTTTTACTAATTTTAAATGTTAAAGGATTTAGTAATAAGATATTTGTTATAACATTCATGCTTACAAAAATATCTTTTTTGTTTCCAATTTTCTTATTTTTT